ATGAGAGTTGACCACGAAATACAATCAACCCGGCGTCGGGCGCGCCGGGTTATGGCCTATGTGGCCCGTGGCGCTCATATTCTGCGATTGTGGCGACGTTAACCAGCTCATCAACCGAAGCCGAAGCGTGGGCGGCCTATCACGACAATGTTGGCTATGACGAGGATAGCTCGGCTTCCATGGCGAAAGCGTTCAGGACGGCTCTGCGCTGGCTGATCGCCAATCCTTCCAGTGCGGGAAAGGGTGACGAGCGGTACACCCGGGATATCAATGCGTTGCGTGAGGAGCTACGCGAGGTCAACGCGTGGGTGCAGCTCAACGATACGACCACGAACGCGGGCGTCAGACACTTCGATCTGCGGGGGTTCAGAACATGAGCCGCCGCCGTGCGAGTAGAAAATCGAGCCCCGCGACGTTTCTGGACGTAAAGGCTGATTACAACGCCGCGAAATCCTCGCGGTTCCGCCGTGTCCGCACGGGCGTATCGGCCATGGGTTCAGGGGCGGATTATCACTACGCAACCGAGTCGGACTTTCTGCGGATCGTCGAGCAGTCACGGGACATGGACCGCAACGACTCGGTGGCCGGTCATATCGTCGACGTGGCGGTCCGTAACACGGTTCAAGAGGGGTTCACGCTCAACCCTCAGACGGGTGACAAGGACATCGACGAGGATCTCAAGGCTCGGTGGCTCGGCTGGTCGACCGATGCCCGCCAGTGTGACGATCAGCAGGAGATGACGTTCGGCGAGATCGAGGAGAAACTGCTCCGGGCCATGTTGGTCGACGGGGACATATTCGTCCTGCCCACGCTTGACGGAACCCTCGAGGTCCTCGAGTGTCACCGGTGCCGGACGCCCACGAACACGAAGCGCAACGTCGTCCACGGCGTGCTCTTGGATGAACGACGACGACGCCAGTCCTACTGGTTCACCAAACGCGACGAGGATCTGCGGCGGGCGGTCACCCGTGTCGGGGACACCCGGCAGATGGATGCTTTCGACGGGGATGGCGAGCCGAACGTCTACCAGATCGTCGATCCAAAGCGGATGTCACAGACCCGCGGGGTATCCGCTCTGACCCCCGTGTTCGACATGGCGGGGATGTTCGAGGATCTCAACTTTGCCAAGCTCGTCCAGTCCCAGGTCGCCTCGTGTATCGCTATCCTCCGCGAACGCAGTGAACGGTCGGCGATCGGCAGTGCAGGCCAGTACGGTCCGAGTGAGGTCGAGACGTACGACACACTGCAACGGACGATCGAGGAGCTGGCGCCCGGAATGGAGGTAGCCGGCGCGCCGGGCGAAAAGCTGACCGGGTTCAGCCCGAACGTCCCGAATACCGAGTTCTTCCAGCATGTCAGGCTGATTCTTTCGTTGATCGGTGTGAATCTCGGTGTCCCGCTGGTCCTACTGCTCATGGATGCCAGCGAGACCAACTTCTCCGGCTGGCGTGGCGCCGTCGACCAAGCTCGTCTTGGTTTCAAACGAAATCAGAACCTCTTAAAACGTCGTTTTCACCAGCGGGCCTACCGCTGGAAGGTCCGTCAATGGCTCGCCGAGGACGGGCGGCTCCGCGACTGGGCGGACGGCCTCGGCACGCTCGACGACGGTTCGATCTACAAACACCGCTGGAACGCCCCCCGGTGGCCGTACGTGCAGCCGTTGCACGATGCTCAGACGGACGCCCTGCGGCTGGAGCGGATGCTGACCAGCCCGAGGCGGCTACACGCCGAGCGGGGACAGGACTACGACGAGATTGCGGCTGAGACGGTGGGGGATCACGAGTTGGCGTTTACACTCGCCCTCGAGGCACGCGACCGGCTAAAAGAGCGGTGGCCGGATGACATGATCGACTTCCGGGAATTCCTACACGAGCCCAAGATCAACCGAAGTCTCGCCCTCGAGGTCGAGGATGAAAAGGAGCCCGTACGATGATTGACGCTCCGCATATCGACCAGTATTTCGGCGTGTGGGCGATTTACGAGCCGGTATTCAGGGCTGCCGTCGATCGCGTGCAGGACATGGACATCAACCTGCACGTCAAACAGGCGGATATAAAAGCAGTCAGCTACACATCCGCCGATGGCACACGTCTGCGTGATGAGTTCATCCGCGACGGGGTTGCCCTGTTCAGTCTCGACGGGCCGTTGATGAAACACGTATCGAGCATGGAGGACGGCACATCGACTGTCCTCATGCGCCGGGCGATGCGGGCGGCTGGCCGTGACGAGCGGGTGCAGGCGATCATGCTGCACATAGACTCGCCGGGTGGCACGGTGGCCGGCACCGCGGATCTGGCGGCCGATATCGCGGCGGTCAACAAGCGAAAACCTGTTCTGGCCTTCATTGAGGACCTCGGCGCATCCGCGGCCTACTGGCTTGCCTCTCAGGCCAGCGAGATTATTGCCACGCCCGAATCGATGGTCGGTTCTATCGGCACGTTCGCCGTGCTGTACGACATGTCCCGACTGGCCGACCGGGCGGGGATTACCGTGCATGTCATCCGGGCCGGTGACATGAAGGGTGCGGGTGAGCCAGGTGCGGCGATCACCGATTATCAGCTCGCCGAGTTTCAACGTCTCGTCGACGGTCTCAACAAGTTTTTCGTCCGCGGTGTTGCCCGCGGTCGCGGGATGAAAGTCGAGGATGTCCGAGAGATCGCCGACGGTCGCGTCCAGATCGGTCGCGAGGCGATGGCCCTGCGTCTCGTCGATGGTCTCGGTCGGTTCGACGAGGCGTTTACCACGGCGGCCAAGCGGGCCCGGGGCGAGATGCGGTCGGCCGTGGTTAACGACTATGTCGAGCTGGAGGACGAGATGGAAATTGCCAACATCAACGAACAAACACGCGCGCTGGCGGTCAGTGCGCAGGCGATCGCGGCGGATGCCGAACCAGTAAAGACGGAGACTCAAAACATGAGCGATACAACCACTCAGCCCCAGCCGGCCACGCTCGCCGATCTCAAGCAAGCGTGCGCGGACGAAGAGGCCGACTTCTATGTCCACTGCCTCGAGCAGGGCATGACCGTCGAGCAGGCCCAGGCGTATCAGGCGGATCTGATGCGGGCCCGGGTCGAAGCCCGAGACAAGGAGATCGAGCAGCTTAAGGCCGAGGCGAAGAAACCGGGCAACGACGCGGTCGGCACCCAACCACCGGACAAGAAACCGGTGAGCAAGACGCCCAACGGCACGGCCATCGACGAGTGGAACACGCAGGTCAAACAGATGGTTTCGGCGGGCAAGACCAAAGCCGAGGCGATCAGGCAGCTTGTCGTCGATGACCCTGAGTTGCACGAGGCCTATATCGCTGAGCACAACCGCGCTTACGGGCGTGAGACGTAAGGTCAGGAACGACACGCGATCGTAGCGTGAGCATGTAGACAAAACGGAACCACGAACAGGAGTCAATCAAATGGCACAGCAGAACGACGTTGGCGTGTCGACCTACCAAGCGGCCGCTGCGACTGCTAAACACTTGCGCGTCAAGGACAACGGCAGCTCGAAGCTGACCACTGCCGGGGCGACGGACATCGAACTGGGGACCGCCCGCGATGCGGCGACGGCCGCCGATGAGTACATCGGCGTCTATGACCGCACCAAACCCGGCACGGTCCGGATGGTTGCCTCGGGCGCCGTCACGGCATTCGCCCGTGTGTATGCCGCGGCATCGGGAAAGATCACCGCGAGCGAAAACGAGAACTGCATCGGCCGGGCCCTCGAAGCCGCGACGGCAGACGGCGATGTCATCGAGGTCCTGCGGGACGATCAGCAGACTAGATTCTTGCGGTCCAGTGAGGCCCATACGGCGGCCGACACCCTGTCCGCGATCGACTCGGGCAAGATGCACACCTCGGTGGGCGCCACTGGTGCAATCACCCTGACCCTGCCCGCCGCAACGGCTGGCCTCGAGTATTTCTTCCGGGTCGGCGCCGCTCAAGAGCTGCGACTCGATCCGAACGGGACCGAAACGATTGCCCTGCCCTCGACGGGCGTGCAAGGCGCGGCCGGGAAGTATCTGACCGCGAACGCCGACGGTGAATCGCTGCACATCATGTGCGACACCGCTGGTGACTGGACGTGCTACGGGTACACCGGCACATGGGCACACGAAACCTAATCAGAGCGGCCGGAGTGCAAGGCGCTCACGTTTCAACTTCAACCAACGAACCACGACAGGAGTAAACAAAATGCCATCACCAAGTGCAGCCCTTTCAACGCTCCGGCCGGAGCTGGGTGGCTCGCTCGAAGAGTTCGCCATGGCGGCTGAGGCGCAGGGCTTCATTGCTCTGCAAGCGGCACCGGCTTTCGAGGCGGCGAAGCAATCGGGTAGCTACGGCATCATCCCGATCGAGCAACTGCTCCAAACCCGTGATACCGAGCGGGCGCCGGGCAGCGGCTATGCCCGTGGCCGGTTCGACTTCACGAAGGCGAGCTTCGCCACGGTGGAGCACGGTGCCGAGGAACCCGTCGACGACCGTGAGGCGGAGATGTATCGGGAGTATTTCGACGCTGAACTGGTCGCCACGCGCCGGGCCCGCAACGTCGTGCTCCGCAACCTCGAGATCCGCATGGCCACGGCCCTGTTCAACGCGACCACATGGACGGCAACCGCGATCACGAACGAGTGGGACGACTTCGGCAACGCTGTGCCCATTACCGACGTGGCTGGTCGGGTCAACGCCGTGTGGGATGCGTGTGGCATGTGGCCAGACACCATGATCGTCAACGGCAAGGTGGCGCGGAATCTCAAGCAGTGCGACGAGGTGATCGATCTCGTGAAGTACGCGGGATTCACCGACCCGACGAACATCCCGCTCAGTGCAATCGCCCAGGCCATGGGCCTTCAGCGCATCCTCGTCGGCGAGGGTGCGAAGAACACGGCGAAGGAAGGTCAAGACGTAAGTATCTCGCCCATCTGGAGCGATGAATACGCGCTGGTGTGCAAGACCGTCCAGAACCCGCAGGACATCCGTGAGCCGGGCGTGGCCCGGACGATTCACTGGGGCGAAGACGGCTCGACCATCGGGACTACGGTCGAGACCTACCGCGACGAATCGGTCCGGTCGAACGTCGTGCGAGCCCGGCTCGACACCGACGAGATCGTGATGTATGTCGAGGCAGCCGCCCTGCTCAGCAACGTGACGACGTAAGACGCGCCCCTCCCCTGAGCCCCCGCCAAGGGGGCTTCGGGTCGAGGGCGGTATAGGTCGCCGCGCGGTCCTCTTGGTGCTTGTCACATACTCGCCGGGGGGGCCGCTTTCGGGGCCGCTGGCCGCGCTCCGTGTCGAGCCCCGCTCGACCCGTGCGGGTTCGATTCCCGCGCCCCCGATTGATGAGTGCATTCGACACCTACTACGGCGGCGCGGTCACATCCGACTTGCTGCGTGAATTCGGGCAGTCGGATGTCGTTACGTACCACCCCGCCGACGGCGGCTCGTCGTCCACGTTCGACGCCATCGTCGAGGACGAGCAGATTATCGAGCGGGAAAGTGAAGAGGGCCGCCACAAAGTCAGGCAACGGACGTTTATCTTCCGCACCGACTCGACCGCGGCCGAGGGGGGTATCGCATCCGTCGAGCTAGCGGGCGAAATTGAATACGACTCCGAGCGGTGGTTGCCCGATCCTGACGAGGACAAGGCGATCGACGCCTCCGAGTCGATGATCACCGTGAAGTGCGTGCGGGTCGGGTCTATAGAGCGGAGCCGTGCAGGGTACCGAACGGAATAGGGACTGTGATGGCAGAAACGAACAAAAAAATGTGGCCAAGTCTGGTGATGAGCTTGTCAGCGGGATCACGATTTTGTTGACCAGCACAGTCCTCGGTCTTGCCCTGAGAATTAACGAAAGCGTTACCGCGAATAGCACGGCAATCGCTCAGATCAATGCCAGCCGGTTCACGGCTGATGACGGCCTGGAGGTATGGAAAGAGATCGGGAAGATACGCACGGAAATGGGCCGGCTACCGACAGAAGTGCCCGCGAAGTGGTTTATTGAACGGGTCGACAAACTTGAGATGGCAATTGATCGACTGGGCACCCGCATACACAGCTTGGAACAGCGCCTGAAATGACCGCACCAACCGGAACCATCGGAATCGCCTTGTCGTATCTGCGGGTCCTGCTCGCCGATGTGACAGCGGTTCGCACATGGTTCGGGGCCGCGAATCAGGCCGCGGCTCTTGCCAAGATTTACTATGAGGCATTGCCTGAGCCGACGGACGGTGAACAGCACACAAAGGCCGAGTTGCTAACCTACCGACCTTTTGCCATTGTCGGCCTCGCCGAAGAGGCGGGGGCCATGGCCCGTAAGGTAGCGACCGGGACGTATACGCGTGATTTTGCGGCGATCATGCACATCGAGGATGACATTGCCTCGGGCGACACAGACGATCCGAATGAGGCATGGGTGAAGTTCCTGAACAACTTCGAGGCCGCCCTTGATGGCATGATCGCCCTGGCGGATACCTCGACGTATATAAAGGGCATCCAATTCGAAGTCGTGGGGGTCACACGATCACACCGGAAGCAATCGGCTGCCGAGGGCCCGCACTACTGGGGCGAGATCCTCGTCTCGTGGCCGTACGGGGAGGGCGTGTGATGGCCGTGACGGGCAGGATCGAGATGACCGGCAGCCCCCGCCAGCTTGCCAAGGCACGGCGAGGAGCGGTCAAACACGCGAACATCGAGACCGTGGTGTACTGGCATCGTCGGTTCATGCCCTCACACTTCCAGACCGGGGCCCAACAACGATACGGCTACCGTGCCCGGACCAAAGCATACTTGCGGCGCAAACGACGGCTGAAGGGCCACACGAGGCCGCTGGTGTACTCAGGTCGTACCGAGCGGGTGGCCAAGCGATCCATCCGTGTCTCGGGGACGAGCAAACGGGCGACAGGTCGAATCAACGCCCCCGCCCTCAACTACCGGCAGCTCCAGGATGAACTGATCCGAACAATCGCTCGCGAGCGAAAATCGATGGAGCAAGTTCACGAGCGGCTGATCACGAAACGATTGAACCGCGTTCAGACGCGGACAGTCAGGAGAGTCTAAACATGGGCGCCTCTGCTGTTTTCACATGCGAAGGGATCAATACGGTCTACGGTCTGATCGACCATGTCGTTGACTTCAGCTTTGATCCCGGCCTGCAAGAAATCCTGAATGCGACGGACGGCCGGGTCTATCCTGAGTTTGCGGCGGTGATGGCCGGGCGGCCCATCATGTCGTTCACGACCACGGGGATCGCCAATTTCCTGAGCAACATCTCGGAGCTGGGTATCGGTGCGGTTGACCTGGCGGCCACAGCGTATTTTCAGGCGTTGACCAATTACGGTACGCGGGCTGGGGCGACATCCCATCTGAAAATTCTGATGACCCGTGGCATGATGATCCCCCGGACACTGAGTGCCGAACAGAATACCGTTGCCCGTATCGCCGCGGACGTGATCGCCATCTCATCTGACGGTAGCACTGCCCCGGTAACACTGACTGCGAGTCAGTCAATCGGTCACAGCGCGGCCGCGGACGAACAGTACACCGTCGGGTCTAGCACGCTGAACAACACGGCCGTCGATGGTGTCCAGGCGATCAATATCGACTTTGGTATCCAGGAGATCATTGCGGCTGGCAAGGGCTTGCCCTACGCCACTTTCGTGGCCCGCATGAGGGTTGCCCCCATCGTGACCGTGACGAGCTTAGACATGGACCTCCTGGCCACCTATGGATTCCCCGGAGCGGCCCGCTCTGCGCTAACCAATGTGGTATTCAGTCAGGTCGTCCAGGGCGGTGTCGTCAACGGCACATCGAAAACTTTCACGGTCAACGAGGGTCGGATTGTCGCCCGTCAAGGCCGTGCCACCCAGGACGGTCAGGCGACCGTCGATATCATGATCATCCCCACGTACAACGGGACTAATAATCCGCTGGTCTTGTCGTAAGGAGTTTGGCTATGGCAAAAGTAACGTTCTATGCGGCGGCGGATCTTGAGATTCCGCAGACGGTTGAGCCGCCGGAGCCGATCGAATTCGATCCGGGCGACGTGGTTGCGGAGATCATTGTCCCTGGTGATGTCGAGATCGATCCGATCCGCCTCGCCTCGCTGATCAAAGGCGGGCAGATCACGACGGTCCAGCCCGGCGGCGGCGGATGAGCAATCAGTTTCTCTATTTTCTGCCCGGTCGCGCCGCGGCGAATCAGCGGGTACTCGCCGAGCTGGGTCTTGACGACCGGCTTGACCTCAACGCGATGCACAGCCGCGGCGTGATGCAGAACGGGCCTGACAAGGGTGCCGGTGTGATCATTGCGCACGAGGCCCTCGATCCCGAGCGGGTCGGCTATTGGCCTGAAAAGCAGACGTGGCGCCGGGCCGGCGACCTATGGATCGGCTTCGAGGCAGAGTGCCCCCCGGGTCCCGAGGACCTCGTACGTGATGATCCGGGCATCCGGGGTATCCCCGTTAAGCTGGGCGACGGCCGGGAGTGGATCGTCCCCCCGGGCAACCGGCGATCGGAACAGCCGTGGCTGCCGTACCGTCGTGATCTGCAAGACGACGGATCGCACGCGATCGCCATTGTCGAACAGTACCAGCCGTATATTGATGCCGTCGACACCGCGTTCGAGAAACTGGTCGAGGCGGACGCCGACTTGAATGTGTTCAGCCAGCTCATGACCGACGATCAGACGTGGGCGCTGGCCTATGCAGCTCTGGCGATCGCCTATCGGGTGAGTAAGTGGGAGATCGACACACTGCGGCTGCTCAACACCACTGTGGTCGGCAACGTGGTGATCGGTGCTCTGGACTATCGCGAGTTCGTGAAGATGATCGAGGCGAAGAACCGGGCCGAAGCCGAGGCTCAAAAAAAAACGCCTCCAGACGAAACGGATGCCCTAGATACCTTGCCTATCGCGCATGGCGCGACGGGATGACCCCGCAGTATCAGCCGACGATGGCCGACTGGCTGATGTACGCGATTGAGGATTGAATGGGAACCGTCCGATTCACACTCGAATCAGATCAGGCGAAGCTCGTGAGTGGGATGCTGCGCCTGGCCGAGTCACAAAAGAAATCCGCAGAGGGTTTCGAGCGGCAGGTGAAGGGGGCGAGGGAGTTCGATCGGGTAGGTACGCGTCTGGCCCAGACAATTGCAGGCGCAGGTGGGGTCGGCTCTATTGCTGGTGCTGTAGCAATCTTAAATCGGCATTACGAGACTTGGATTGCGAACGTTCGCGAGATTGCGAATGAGAGCAAGCGGGCGGCCGACGAGGCGACGGCATTCGCTGCTCTCCAGGCAGGCGGTACGCGGGCCGAGCGAGTGCATGAAGTAGCGCGCGTTGGGGCGGTTGGTGGTGTGGGCCGTGGTGAGGCGTTTAATGCTGTTCAGGCATTGCAATCAGCAATGGCGGCTCGACAACCTACATTGACGGAGGAGGAAGCTTATCGGCGTGGCCTTACTGCTTTCCAGACAGTAATTGCAGCTAGAAATGTGGGCGTACCTGTTGCAGCTGGTCTTGAGGCCGAAACCCTTGGTACAGCTTTTGGTGATCAACCGGGGCAGATGGCTCGTCGTCTTGTGGCAGCGGGCCGGGCATCGGCGAGGGACCCGCGGCTATTAGCGACAGTCGCACCGGCGTTCGAGTTTTTCCGTAACCGCGACTTTGGTGCAGCCGCAGCCGGACAACTGGCCGGTACGTTCGGTGCTCAAACAGAGGTCTACACGAGGCAGGCGGGTATTGCGCTCAGCCGAACGGGTGCTCTGCAAAAGGTATTCCAGCGTGTAGGATTGGGTGACGCCAGTGAGATGGAGCGGCTGCAATATCTTGCAGATCAGGGGCTGACCACGCCCGAGGCACTCAAGGGGGTTGGTGTCGGCGAGATCCGTCGCCAAGCAGCGGTATCGAATCTGGCGCGAAACGTCGCGGGGGTAAGGCGGATGCTCGGCGAGATAGAAGCGGTGCAACCGGGATTCTTGGTGAGCATGCGGGCTGGGATGGAGCGGGAAGACCCGATGCTGAGGTACGAGAGGGAGAGTCGAATTCTCACCCAGATGTACCGCAATGAGCTGGTCTACGGCGAGCAAGCCCCCGCCGCTCGCGAGGCTGGTCGGGACGAGCAGATCCGCGGATTGGCGTTGCGGCGGCTTGGTCTGACGCGGGGTTTGTGGGGCGGCCGGATGATAACCGAGGAAGGTCGTGCTCCCATAGACACGGAGATAGTTGGCGAACGCCTCCAGCGCCCAAGGATTCGTCCGCCCATGATGGGCTTTGACATTTTGCAGGGAACGAAGCAAATCATAGAAGCAGATCAAGTGCCGGGTGTCAGAGATGTGATGGAAGAGATCAGGAATGAATTGAGAGAGATCAACGAAAAGACCGTCACACCGCGGGACATAAACGGATTAAACACCAGCAACCGCGCCGCAGCCGTGAACGCCCACACCGAATAGGATCGAACGATGGCCGCGCCGAGCATCACCGACCCAACGCCGACGACGATTAACTTCATCGCCCTTGATGGCGTGATCGATCCGATGTCCGAGCAGCTTGAGATCATCACGAGAACGGCGCAAGACGGGGTAGCATTTCGCAAGATGGGCCAGCGCGGGCGCCCGTTCATAATCGAGGCCATGCTTGACTTGCCCGCGGGGACGACAAATGAAGCCCAGATGGTCACGTTCAAGGCCTTGTGCGGCCAGCTCTGCACGATCGTCGATAACATCGGCGATTCATATGAGAACGTGATGATCATGGATGTGCAGCCGCTTGATTCCCGCAATATCACTGGACCTACGGGCGGGGTACAAGGGGCATCGGGTGTTCGACTACTCACGGTCCGATTCATCTGTCATGTAACGACGGTGCCTTCATAATGGCGACTGGTGAGACATTTGATACGCCGGTCCTGCGGGTGCACGTTCGACAACTGTGGACGCAAGATTGGACAGAAGTTACAACGATGGAGCCCGTTCGGGCGACGGTCGCGGCCAATCCCGCAGTCAGTCAGGCCGAGTTCGTAATCCCCTACGGTGCCGTGCTCACCGAGGGATCAGCCGCCTGGCAGTCCCGCACGATTCCCACCGACTATAAGAACTGGTTTGTCCGCCTCCAGCACCGCACGGCAGCTGACCCGGAGACGTGGGAGTCGTTGTTTTTCGGCTGGTTCCAGCGCGAGGAGATCATCCCGCACAGTCCACAGGAGGGCGGCACCGTTCCGACTGGTGACCTGCGCCTGACCGCCTACGGTCTTGAGACCATCCTCGATCGTCGCGTGCTCTCGACCACGGAGACCAAGCGGAAATGGAGTGGCGTTAGCATCCCCATCACGGACGTTCTCACGTTCAACAAGAGGCACGAGATAGGTTTCTCCGAGCAGGGCAATCGCAGCATCGACCGGATCGGCGATAGCTACATCTTCTCAAACTACGACGGCGAGGTGTGGACCGCGGAGAACATCGTCGAGTACATGATCGACCGGATCGGTCCCACCGACATGACGATCAGGATTCTCGGTCAATACGAGGCCCTGGCGAACATCAAGCCCGTAGCATTTCGCCCGCAGGGTATGACGATAGCCGCTGTCCTGAATACTCTGGTCAACCGCCGTCTGGGCCTGGGCTGGACTATACGAGTAGACGAGGACACGACACCCGAACGGCTGGAAATCCACATCTTTTCGGTCTTCGACGAGGATGTGACCTACGGCGACGGCACACCGGACAGCCCCACGACCTCGATTCAGCGCAACCTCGAGCAGAACACCATCGACCTGGACAGCCGGTACGATCTCGACGACGCCTATTTCGTGCTTGATTCCCTGTCCAAATACGATCAGGTGATGGTCACCGGCGCTCGGATCAAGAGTATCTTTTCGCTGAGCTTCGAGGACAACATCGGCCGTGGCTGGACATTGCAGGAACAAACCGGCTACACCAACGCCACCGACGACGAGCGTCTCAACGATACGTGGGACAATGTCTATACCGTCTACCACATGGATGAGTCATGGGCCTGGGCCAATGCCACTGTCGGTTCTGGCCCCGGCGCCCCGGTGGTTCCCACAATCAGCGACGACGGCACCTATCACGCTGACCTGGGCGCCAATTACAAGGAATGGGGTCATCGATTCCTGCGCGAGCTGCCCAGCCTGAAAGCATGGAGCACGGGCACTGCTGAAAAGGAATACCGCGAGCCGCTGCTGCTCGTGAAATACAACGGCACCTATTATCACGCCGACCGTCCGCCCCCCGATGCACCGTGGCCGCCGCTACAGATGGAAATGCTGTCCGCGGCTTTTGGATTTCAAGTCCGCGCGCCCGGTCACAATCATATCCTTGCCATGAACCACGGTGACGTGACTGATTCCGTTACTCAGCCGGTACTCGATTACAAAGACATGGTCGCCACGGTGGCCATCGAAGCCGACGAACGGCTTCGCGTCATCGCACCATCGCTCAGCGGGCAGCCGCATCCTGCCCAGATACGCACGATTGAAATCGACGTACCGGACGCCGAGTTCTGGTATCTCGCGCCCGGCACGGTCATCGGTCTCGATGCCGACAACGAACTCGAGCGTAGCCCAACTGCCCCCGCTGCGTGCGTATTGCGGAATGATGTTCATCGCTTGCGAGCTATTTCTGCCCTTGCTCGTAAGTGGTACGGCGTGGATCGTATGGCCATCCGCGTAGTGCAGGTGGGCATAGAGACCGATTATCCACCCGGCTCGCTGCTCACCGCGACGACTGACAGTTTCGATCGCGAGACCGTCATGTCAGTAGTGACAAGCGTCACCTACGATTTGCAGACGATGCGAACGACAATCACGACGGGATTTGAGACGCCGGATTTCGCAGCTTTTTTCTAAGGAGCTTTGATCGTGGCAACGCCCACAACATTTACAAATGATGTACAGGTCAATGGCAATTTGTCCGTTGGGACATTCTCGATCCCCGATGGCACAGTCGACGATGACGCGGTGGCAGCCGGCGCGGACATTGACGGCGCCAAGCTGCAAAAGGTTCCACAACCGATCTACAAGTACGGTCAGTTCGACGATGCTGCTGTCGCCGACGACCAGGTCGTCTACATCGCCGAGGCGGCGGCGACGGTCGAAGAAGTGGCGTTTGGCTGCTACACGGCGCCAACGGGAGCCGATCGGACGATTGATGTTGAGGTAAAGAAGAACGGAACGACCATCCTGTCCAGTGCGATCCGGATCGACAATGACGACAGCGATCGTGACATGCTGGCCGGCACGTTGGCCGCGAGCCCGACGAACCTGGCTGCCGGCGATTGGCTGACCGTTCACATCACCGTCGCCGGTTCTGCGGGCAACCAGGGCCAGGGGTTGGCCGGCTGGATCAAGATCCACGAAGACGCCAACGCATAAATGACTGAATCACGTCTGACATCCCGGCGGCTATTGGAAGTCGAGGACCAGCTCACCAAGCTGTGGCGCCACGTTTCGAAGATTCCCGTCCGCTTCTCGCGCCCGCAGCAGGCTGCCTCAGGCGCGGTCGGATCGTGGATAGGTTTCATCACTGCGTCGGCTCTTCAATCGGGCTTCGAGGCGCGGTGGAATTACACGGTTCAGAAAGCCAGCTTCACTTCGGCCGGATGGGCGATCATCACGGGCAATAATGCCAAGAGTGTTACCGCGACGAATCGGCGTGAACTGGCCCACATCGTCGAGCCGGGTGCCGGGACCGCCTGGTACATATGGGGCGTCGATGTTCACGGTGACGACTACCCGGCGACGTTCGATGTCCGTCCCGTCGGCGGTGGTGGCACGACGGGCACGCACAAGAATGATGTGCTTGTGACCGTGTACGAAATGATCGACGAGGCCGGCACAATCACCTATGAGTTCGACGCGATGGGCAGCCATGACGGGACGTGTGACTGATGAACCTGTGGGTCCCCGAACGTCAGCGGCTCATGCTACCGGGCGAGCACATCGCCCAGCGGTACTGGCAGCACGCGATGTGCTGCTGCGTGCAGTACACGCCGGGGCTTGGCAGTTGCGAGCACTGCACGAACACGCCGCGCTATCTTCTCGTCACAATCGCTGGGACAACCGCGTGCTCATGTCGTGATTGGGGCGGTGGGAACAGCACGGAATACCACGCTATCACCGGATCGTTCCAGACCGAGCATTATGAGGGATTCGGACCACCCTACGATGACTGGTGCCCGTATGCTTTCTTGGGTGATGAGCAGTTGGTCGAGACCGAATATGCCCATGGTGGCGGCACGCCTTGCGTGGACGGTTCCACATCGGATGAGACGAGTAATATCCGGATCGAGGCCGAGATTGAATCGGGGCCCCTTTATAATTTCAGTGATCCAACTGCGGCCTACATCAGCTTGACATCGGGCAACGATATCTCAATCTGGGCGCCTAGTGCGCCGAGTGGGACTGGTGCCATTGCTGGCAATGAGAGTGCCGGCGCTTTGGGCGATTGTATTGACGGCGAAACGATGAATAATCTGGTCGCCAGTGGTGATTGTACGAACGACGAGGCAGTGTGCTATGGCGGAACCCTCACGATCGCCGCGGCCTGAGCGGCGCCATTTCGGTGAGCCGCGCGGCATGAAGTTCGTGCCGTTGCCGAATGGTGGCCGGGAGGCGTCCGGGGCAACGCCGTTTGGCGAGTACCGGCTCGTGCTCAGCGATCCGCGGGGGGGCGACAAAGTGCTCAAGCTCGTCGACGATGACGGCCATGTTTACGGATATGCGTATGTGAGCGAGACAGACCCATCGCCGCACGCGGCCATCAGCGCCAACGTGCCATGCGTTTATAGAGGTGAGGAGATCGAGCGGCGCGACTGTCCGACGTGCGGGCCGAGGCTGCCTGACGGGCGCCGGGTCGGGCAGTTCCGGGTCGCCGTGTTCGAGTGCAGCAAGTGGGCGACATGTACTATCAAGCGGCGGCTGAGAGGCGTGGGGCAGACGTGTGTGGCGTGTCCGAATTACACGCCGATTGATTCACTTTGATCAGTATCTCGCATTGCCGAAAATCCATGCAGAAAGAATCCAGAACGGTATAGAAATGATCAGCAGCGATATGACGACCTTCAGCACGATCATAAAGATGGCGTCCCCAGATATGTGAACGTCCACTACTTCGACTTTCAGAATTGGGCGAGGTCTCGTTCGAGGGTTAGGGGTGATCTTGATTCCTGATGGCTTGGGCTTGCACAAGGATTTTGTTGGTCCTCCCGCCCTGGAGGGCTGGGAAAGGTCCAATGAGCACTGAGCGTCAGGGGGATGCTCATGGTTGCTGTTTCTGGGAACGGCCATCACCGGCACACTGTCGCGATCGATGGTGTTGACTTCACGGTCTACCATCACCTGCATCCGAACGAAACGGAACGGGGCGTCCGGTGTGTTTCTCGAATCGTCGCACGGCCAATTTCAAATAGGCCTTGTCGATCTCGACACCGATGCTGTTGCGCCCCGTCTGC